TAAACAATGATATTAACACCCGAAAAATTTAAAGAAATGTTCCCTTTAAATGGAAACACTGCTATAATTTTTGCAGTGTTTGAAAAATATTTTGCAAAATATGAAATTAACACTACTAATAGACAAGCAGGGTTTTTGGCACAATGTGGTCACGAATCAAATGGTTTTACAGTTTTTAAAGAGAACCTTAATTATAGTGCAGAAGGGTTGGTTAGTACATTTTCCAAGTATTTTCCAAATATTGCAAGCACTACTGGATTTGCTAAAAATCCTCAAAAAATTGCTAATAAAGTTTATGCTAATCGTTTGGGAAATGGTTCAGAAGAATCAGGAGAAGGATATCTATACAGAGGACGAGGTGTTATACAATTAACAGGTAAAGATAATTATAAAGCTTTTGCAGATTTTAAAGTAAAAAATCTAGCTGATGTTATCACCTATTTGGAAACACTCGAAGGAGCTATTGAAAGTGGTTTATGGTTTTGGAAAACCAGAGGGCTTAATGCCGTGTGTGACGCTGATGATATTATTAAAATGACTAAAATTATTAATGGTGGAACAAATGGTTTAGATGACAGAAAGTTAAAATATAATATCTTTAAAGTTATTTTAGGAGCATAAAATGACAAAGAGAACAATGGTTTGAATTTATTGATAAAAACGATGTAACAAACTGTGTTTTTTCATTTCTTAAAGAAGAGCCTTCCGCAGAAATTTTCTTTTATTTATTTAAAGACAGGATAGTTCATGCTGAAAATATTAGAAACATGAACAAACTCCCGGCTCTACGAAAACTTAATACCTTTAGACAAGTAATTCCAATTAAATACTTTACATCAATTCTTGAAAGAATTGATCTGCATAAACCAGATATTTCTAAAGCACTTGAGATATTATCTGATTTATCGTGGAACGGAATGATACTTTTGGATATTATTCCTTTTAATGTCTTTGAAAATTTTGACTTCACTAAGTTGTCAGAACGTGGAATGATGGCACTTATGAAACTTTACCAGGATTAGTTATAATCCTAGTTCTCTCTCAGTTATAATAATAAACCTTAAACCTTTTTGTTCTGCAAAATTCCTTGCCGCTTCCCATTTTGATTGATTCTTTATATAAGTGGCTAGAGCATTTTGATATTGATGTTGAGATTTTGGAGTATTCTTTTTAGGCAATTTTGGTGGAAGTGTTTCCTTAAATGGCTTTACTTCCGCCAAAAATTTTGCACCACTAATGAACTCTAAGAAAAAATCAATATAATATCTGTGTACTTTACCATCTGTTGGACAAAAATATTTAATAGCAAATGGTTCAGACCCCCAAAATTTTACCGCTGGGTTTGAATCTGCGTACTGCATAAACTTCATTTCCCACGAGCTACGATATTCAGGAAGTGCTGATTTGTTCATAGTTTTATCTACAGGTTTTATATATTTATGAATATTAACTATATTATATAAGCCACGTTTAAATTTAGCCATCTGATTTCTTTTGAGCCAATCTTGCTATAATATCAGTAGTCGATTCTTGTGTTGTAATATTTATGAATGTATTTCCTGTTCCAGCTGGTTGGGTTTGTTCTGGAGTTGCTAACTTTGACTTTCTGATTTTCTCAATACTCTCAAGAACTGCCGCGATATCTTTATAAGACTGAGAAAGAAGCTTAACAGATTGATTAACAGATGTTACCAATTCTGCAAATGAAGTTATTAAAGAGGCTCTATTTTCTTCATCAGAATCTAACAATTCAAGTGTTACAACATCAAGAACCTTTCTGCCATTATTCACTGTTTCTGTTAAAGTGTCCCTCGTGAATTTAAAATCATCTACCATCAAATCCAGTTTAATAACAGCTGTTGTCGAAATATCAGAATCTATTGAAGAGTATAATTTAACATCGTGTGTTTTTTCTTGTATAAAGTCTACAATTTCTGCTGAACAAACTTTTTCTGCTTGGTCAAAGACATCATTCAAAGAGTTTATTCTATTAACCAACGAATCAACTCTTGGATTATTGTTGACATCTGCACTTATATTCATATTAGGCCTTTAATTTATTCTACTAATTTTTATTATTTATAATCTTTTAACCTAAAGTATAGTATAATAACTCATATTAAAATAAAGGTTATATTATGAAATCATTAGTAGGTTTATTTTTTACAATTTCTTGGGTTGCTGGGATTGTTATTGCTAACGGGTTTTGGTCAACGTTTTTCGCTGTTATTTTGCCTCTGTGGGCTTTTTACTTGGATGTTGAGCTTTTGCTTATGCACTTTCATTTATTATGTTGAGAATGAAGAGTACAAAGCTAATTAAAATTAAAATAGCAAATTCTGAATTTGCTATTTGTCCTTATTGTGGCTCTTTGAAACGTCCAGGAGATGTTTCTCAGAAATGTGGTAAAATTAATACTAAAGAAATTATTTAGTTTTAAGTTTATGTGGCTATAATATAGAAGTTTAAAATACATAAGTTTAAAGGACTACCATGGATGAAGGCACACGCATTATTACTATTACAAATATACTTGATTTATTAAATCTCGAAAATGGATCAAATTATAAATTAGCAATTCTTAAAAGATGTTCTGATAATGAGCTTCTTGAGAGAGTTCTTAAGATGGCGTACGATAGAGTTTCATACACATATGGAATTACTATGAAGAACATTACTTACACACCAGAGTCTGGTCGACCGATTAGTCTTGTTCAAGCTCTGGATATTCTTGAAACAGAATTTTGTACACGTAAAGTAACTGGAAATGCAGCTAAAGTAAGACTTGAAGAAGTTCTCAATAATCTTAGTAAAGAGCACGCTATTATTATTGAAAAGATACTTGGAAGAGACCTTAAAATTAATCTTGGTCGTACACTGATCAATAAAGTTTTTCCTGGTTTAATAGTTAAACCAGCATATATGCGATGTGATGTATATTCTGCCAAGACTTCTAAAAATATCAAGTTCCCAGCTATTGTTCAATTGAAGTGTGATGGTAGATTTTGTTCTGCAATTGTAGATGGCGGTAAAGCTACATTTGTCTCTCGTTCTGGTGAAGAACAGGAATTTCCAGAACTAGCCAAAACATTTACAATGTTACAAGATGGTGTATATATTGGAGAATTATTGGTACGAGGAGAAACAGACCGTGCTCTTTCAAATGGTATGATTAATTCATTGTTACCTCCACATGACAGAATTTATATGATTTGTTGGGATTATATTACTCCAGAAGAGTACATCAATTCTAAAGGAAAAAATACAACAACTTATAAAGATAGGTTTGAAAAACTTCAATCTATCTTGAATAAACCAGAATTCAGCATAACTAGAGATGTTGAAGTTGTACCTTATTTGCCTGTTTGTACTCTTAAAGAAGCACTTGAACAAACATCTAAATGGATGAATGAAGGATATGAAGGAGCAATTCTTAAAGATTTTTCAAATGTGTTTAAAGATGGTACAAGTAAAACTCAGTTAAAATTAAAGATTGCATTTTCACTTGACGTCAGAGTTATTGGGTTTATAGAAGGGAATAAAGGAACTAAAAGAGAGAAAACATTCGGGTCAATAATTTATGAAAGCGACGATAAAAAAATTACTGGGAGTGTTTCTGGGTTTACAGATAGTCAATTAATAGAAATAAATTCAAGGAGAGAATTTTATCTTAATAAAATTATGGAAATAGAAGGAAATGATTTAACCAAATCTCAAAGTAAAGAGACATATGCTATTTCCCACCCAAGGTTTATTGAATTTAGACTAGATAAAGATTATTGTGATAATCTTCAAAGGGCCTTAGATAATATTGAAATGGCTAAATGTCTTCAATAAATTCAATACCGACGAAATTCTTACATCACTGAAAGAATTCAATCAAGAAAAACTAATCTAATTTATTTATCTGACTTTAAGGCCACTTGGTTATAATTATAGTATCTTAAAAGTACAAAAGGTTATCAAATGGCAAAGAAATTACCCGAAGCTTATTACATGGAAAAATCAAAAGGTTTAAATGACAAAGAGTTATTCAATGAAAATTTTATTAAATCAGGAACAATGAAAGAAACTAATGTTATTGATCATTTAGATTTAATTCCTTATGGTGGTACGCAAAAAAGGGACGCAACAAGCCATTGTGGAAGACACATTGAGATTAAATCAATGTCGCTAGGATCAAATGAAAATGGAGACATAAAGTCATTGGTAGTAGCCTTTTCTACTATTAGTTATAATACATATGATAGAATGATGAATAATAACGAGTTAGTTGTTCATGGATATTATAACAAAGCCGACTTAGTAGCTATAATTTGTCATGATTTTAAAGATATTGCTAAAGACTATTTAGAAGCTTTGGAAACTAAGGGAGAAAGGTCAACGTTTGCTTTGAGTATTGGTAAATTTAAGGATTGTTCAGAATTAGTATATTTAACAAAAGACAAAAAACTTTTTCAAAATTGTATTAATAATAAGACTTTGATTTGGTTAAAGACTTTAAAAAAGACAAATAAAAAATATCTTAAAATGAAATACCTTAAACAAAGTTAATTACTTTTACTATATAATACATATAACAAACATCAAAATAAGGAATATAATGCAAAATACCCAAACAACCTTCAGTGATTTAAAGTCACTTTTAGATGCTCAAGAAGAGCTTAATAATAAGTACGTTCCAAATTGGAAAGAGAGTATTTCACAAGCACAACAGCTTTCTGCTGTCCTAACAGAACTCGCAGAATGGTTTGAATCTTCTCCTCGCTCAGGCGGAGTAATGACCAATGAAACTCCAGGTTGGAAATGGTGGAAACGAAATCTTGAAGATGACGCTCAAAATAAAAAAGTAGAAATTATTGATGTTCTACATTTTGTATTGAGTTCTTGGATGCTTATGGCGGATAAAGAAGAACTTGTTAATATTTCAAAAACTTATTCAACCATAAATATAGGAACCGTGCCTCTTGAGAATATTTTAAAATATTTTGCTTCATATATTGTTTTTACAGTTGAGGGTGTTATTAGTTCTGCTGTGTATAGCGGTATGGGGCTTTTAGAAACTTTGATGGC